AACAGTTCAGTTTCAACAGACGCAGTTGTTAAAGGTATGATTTCAGTAGGTCCTGCTGAAACAGTTTTATTAAAGAAAGACCCAACAGACGAGGTCTTTGGATCAGCAGCTACTTTATTAGCAGCTGGCGTATCAATAGAGGGATAATATGAAGTTAATCGCAGAAACAAATTTTGATTCTATCAGACCAGTAATAACAGAATCTAAAGATGGTAAAGGAAAGGATTACTTTATCGAAGGTATCTTTATGCAAGGTGGTATAAAGAACAGAAATGGTCGTATGTATCCAATGGAAACATTAGATAAAGAAGTAAGTAGATACAACGACACATTTGTAAAGAACAACAGAGCTTATGGTGAGTTAGGACATCCTGACGGACCAACCATAAACTTAGAAAGAGTTTCGCATATGATCAAAGACCTAAGAAGAGAAGGTCAAGATTATATCGGTAAGGCAAAAGTAATGGATACTCCATATGGTAAGATTGTTAAAAGTCTTATTGATGAAGGTGCATCATTAGGTGTATCATCAAGAGGTATGGGATCCATTAAACAAACTGCTGAAGGTATCAATGAAGTACAGGGTGATTTTCAACTTGCTACTGCAGGAGATATCGTTGCGGATCCTTCTGCTCCAAATGCTTTTGTAAACGGAGTGATGGAAGGAATTGAATGGATTTATGATGCTGCATCAAATTCTTGGCAATCACAAAAAGTGCTTGAAGAGATACAGAATACAGGTATTAGATCCGCAAGAGAATTACAGGAAAGGAAGATTGAGCTTTTTGCTAAGTTCATGAATACCCTGTAAATAGTAAATTTATAAATAATATACAAACGTATACACTCAATTAACGAGGAGAGAAAAATGGCTAATGAACTAGAAAAGTTCGAAAATGGAATCGAAGCTGTGGCCGAAGAGCAAGTAGAACTTGACGAGTTTAAGGCTAGCGGTGAGAATTCAGAAATCGCTGACCCAGTGGTAAAAGGAAGCAACAAAAGACCAGCAGATAAGACTGTAGGTTTTAAAGCTCCTAACCCAGGATCAGCTGACGTAAAATCAGGATCTGAGTCTAAAGGAGAAGATTTGATTGGCGCTAAAGGTAAACAAGCACCAGCACGTAAAGCAGATAAGAAAGGATCTGCAACTGCTAAGGATGCACCTAAAGTTGCTACTCCAGGACAAGGTTCCGGTGTAAAGGAAGATATCGACGCTATATTTGGTGAAGATTTATCTGAAGACCTAAGAGAAAAAGCTACAACAGTATTTGAAGCTGCTGTAAATGCTAGAGTATCAGATCTTAATGATCAGTACTCAGAAGCATTCGCAACTCAAATAGATGAAGCTACAGAGCAATTGAAAGAAGACATGACTGGTAAACTTGATGAATACATCAACTACTTATCAGAGCAATGGCTTGAAGAGAATCAAGTTGCTATTGAATCATCATTAAAAGTTGAAGTTGCTGAATCATTCATGACTGGTCTTAAAGGATTAATGGAAGCACATAACGTGGTTCTTCCTGAAGATGGACAAACAGATGTTCTTGCATCTCTTGAAACAAGAGTAGAAGAACTAGAGAGCGCATTAGAAGAAGAGACTAGTGCTAAGATTAGCATTACTAATGAACTTATTGACGCTCAAGTACAGAACACTTTCGCTGAGGCTACTAATGGCTTAGCGGAGACTCAAATTGAAAAACTCCGTGCTCTATCGGAAGGACTTGATTATGAGAATGTCGAGGATTTTTCTAACAAACTTAATATTTTGAAAGAATCATACCTTGAATCTAAAACAGGCAAAACATCAGATTTATCTGATGAGCAACCAGTAGAACTTGACGAAGAAGTTAAGCCTCTACCAGGCGGCATGTCTAAGTATGCAGACGCAATTGCGCGTACTGCTAGAAAGTAACTCGTAACAATATTTTAAGGGGAAATTAAAATGGAATCAAATTACGAAACTCTTCAGAACAAGTGGCAGCCAATTATTGAGCACGCTGACTTACCTGACATCGGGGACAGTCATAGAAAATCAGTAACTGCAGTTTGTTTGGAGAACACAGAAAAGGCAATCAGAGAAGACAGAGGGTTCTCACCGAACTCACTACTTGCTGAGGCACCTACAAACGCTACAGGATCAAGCGTTGATAACTATGATCCAGTTCTAATCAGCTTAGTACGTAGAGCAATGCCTAACTTAGTCGCTTATGACTTAGTTGGTGTACAGCCTATGACAGGTCCTACTGGTTTAATATTTGCTATGAGAAGCAGATACACAAACCAATCTGGAGACGAAGCTTTTTATAACGAAGCTAACTCAGAATTCTCAACAGTAGTTGCAGGTTCTGGTAACAATACCTTAGGTCAATCACAAGACGGTACTCAACCATCAGGTAACAGTACTTCTTATAACTTTGCTGAAGGTATGCCAACAGCTCAAGCTGAAACTCTTGGTGAATCTGGAAACAGTGCTTTCGCAGAAATGGCTTTCTCAATCGAGAAAATTGCTGTTACTGCTAAGTCAAGAGCTCTAAAAGCTGAGTACTCAATGGAACTTGCTCAGGATCTAAAAGCTATTCATGGCTTAGATGCTGAAACAGAACTTGCTAATATTCTTTCAACAGAAATTCTAGCAGAGATTAACAGAGAAATCGTAAGAACAGTTAACCTAGTTGCTGTTACTGGTGCACAACAAAACGTTGCTACAGCAGGATCTTTCGACTTAGACGTTGACTCTAACGGTAGATGGATGGTTGAGAAGTTTAAAGGCTTAATGTTCCAAATCGAAAGAGAAGCTAATGAGATCGCAAGAGGAACAAGAAGAGGAAAAGGTAACATTATGTTATGTTCTTCTGATGTTGCTTCTGCACTTCAAATGGCTGGCGTATTAGATTATACACCTGCTCTTAACTCTAACAATCTACAAGTTGATGATACTGGCTCTACTTTTGCTGGTGTTCTTAACGGAAGAATCAGAGTATTTATCGACCCATATTTTGCTCCTACATCAGGTATTCATTACATGACTGTTGGTTATAAAGGGTCAAGCGCTTTTGACGCTGGATTATTCTACTGTCCGTACGTACCATTACAAATGGTTAGAGCGGTTGGTGAGAACACATTCCAACCAAAAATTGGATTCAAAACTAGGTATGGAGTTGTTGAAAACCCATTCGCTAGAGGTACTGATGCACTAAATGCTTCAGGTGCTCTTGATGACAACGCTAACAAATACTACAGAAGAGTATTAGTTAAAAACATTATGTAATCTTAACCGATTATGTTTTAAAGGGTCGCTTTTGCGACCCTTTTTTTTTCGTCAAAATTTCGTTATAGCCGTTGACTTCAAATCAACTATAGGAGATAATAGTTGTATGTTAAGTAAGGAGAAGCAAATGAGTAATTTAATAAACGACGGAATCAAACAGGAGATCATGGAAGATATCCTTGAGATGGCTGATAAAGATATATGGAATGTTATCTTTGCAATTAGTAATGAGTTTGGTATTGAGAATGTACCTAGCCCAGAAGGTGGTGAGCAAGGTTTCATTGCTAAACTATTTGAACTTAGATTTGAAGCGAGGTGTCAGTAATGAGACCAATACAATACGTAGAGAAGTTTAACGAGTGGAGTGTGCGTGAGTTTGATGGAGCTCAATTCAAACTAGAAGGTAAGAAATATAATGGAATGATAACTAAGTTATCTGAAGAAGGTATTATGTTTAGACCTTTTACAATTGATTATGAAAGAGTTAATGGTAAAGATTGGGCTGAGCAGTATCCATTAATGTTTGTAAGAATATCTGACTTTGATAAAATCGAGTTAGAGATATGGGATGAAGGTAGAGGTGGAGACAACTCTGCTATTGGGATATCAGGATATTTTGAAGACTGGAGACACGTTTGGCCAGAAGAAAATATTCCATCTAAACTGTTGACTTCAAATCAATAATTTAGGATAATAGTTGTATGTTAAGTAAGGAGAACAATATGAAAAATTTTGAAATCGTAAGAGATTATTATAGCTTTGATAACTTTAATAATAGGACTAGAGAAGAGTGTGAGAAGCCTAATGGTGTTAACACTATGGATGCGTACATGCTAGCTGGTAGGTCTTATAGAGCGCTTGGCAATGACCAGGGGCTATTTACTAACCGCACATACGAAGATGTTGCAAAAAATGCTACTCAAGCATATATAGACAATGACGGAATCGT